ACGGGTTATGTCTGACGCGATGGGAGCATTATGTCATCTTACCCTTCAATTTATTGATTGGTTAGCTTTACAACTCCTACCCGATACCGCAGAGCATGAATGGCTTGATCGGCATGGTGATATCTGGCTCGTCAATTCTGATGGAACGACGGGTAGAAAAGTAGCAACACTCGCATCGGGAATAGCAGATTTGGGAGTATTAGTTCCAAGTACAGTAATTCCATCTGGAACTCAACTTACTTCAAATATAAGTATTGGTTATGAGACGACGCAGTTAGTGGTAGGCACAGGGCCAGATGTACCTATTCCGACTCCAATTCGCGCGCTCGATCCCGGTAGCGCCGGAAATTTAAACCCTGGTGATACGTTGAGTGTGATATCTGACGATCCGGCTATTGCTGGTTCAGCTACAGTTGTTACTCTCGATGGCGGAATTGATGAAGAAACTGACGATGAACTTCGCTTTCGTGTCCTTGCGAGAATTAGGCAACCGCCTCAAGGTGGCGCAGCCCATGATTATGTCATTTGGGCGCTCGCTGTTCCAGGTTGTACAAGGGCTTGGGTTTCTCCGTTAGAAATGGGTATTGGTACTGTAACTGTGAGGGTGCTTTTTGATGATCTTCGAGCAGATGATGACGGCTGGCCACAGCTTACTGATCTTTTGGCGGTGACGAATTATCTCGATACAGTTCGCCCGGTCGCGGTTAAGGATTTTTGGGTTCTAGCGCCGATTAAACAACGGATCGACGTTCTTATTAGGATCATGGATCCAGATACGACGGAGATACGCGCTGCGGTTGAAGCTAATCTTAGGACTATGTTATTTGAGCGCGCCGCTCCTGGGCAAACTATTTTTGGAGCTTGGAAAGTTCAAACAATAATGAATACTGCTAATGTAAGATCGGTAGATATGTTAGATTATAGTGATGATGTGATGGCGTCTCCTGGTAATATGGCGGTGCTCGGTGACATTCAGTACAGTGTTACATAACTGGGATCGTTACGTTCGGCGTACTGGCGCGGATTATGCGCGGCAATTTTTAAAGTTATTGCCGGTAGGTCAAGCATGGCCAAAAGAACCAGGTTCAATCTTAGAAAGTGTATGTCGAGGATTAGCTGACTATTGGGGATTTGTAGATAGCCGGGCTGGAGACCTGCTAGAGCGTGAGAGCGACCCGCGTAAGACAATAGAATTGTTGCCAGATTGGGAGAGAGCGTGGGGGTTGCCTGACCCTTGTTTCCCTTCGGCGACGACAATAGGAGAGCGCCAACGTATGTTGGTTCTCTTTATGACTTGGTTGGGGGGCCAGTCGCGTGACTATTTTAAGAAAGTGGCGGCTTATGTTGGTTACACTATTGAAATAAAAGAATTTGCGCCGTTTATGTGCGGTATTTCCCAAGTCGGAGATACTCGTACACCACCTCCTAATTCACCAATTGAAAAACAAAATTTTCGTTGGTACATTGGGCCCGCTGAACAGCGTTTCTATTGGGAAGTTAGTGTTGGTCAAGTGGGTTTGATTTGGTTTCGCGCATCAGTAGGTCAAGCTGGTGTCGATCCTCATTTAAAATTTAGCGTACCAGTAGAATTGATTTGTCTTCTTGATCGTTGGAAACCGGCGCATACTTATATTGTTCCAGATTTCAGCAGTTTGGCCTTTGGTGGGCCAATGCAAGGAACGCCATAAAAAAGGAGATAAGCTCGTGCAATATGTTCAGCCATATGGTATCTCCGATCCAGATGCGTCATATATTAATGGCGATCCTTCCATCGCGCGTCAAGGTTCAATTCCACCGGCGGCGGCATTTGAACATCCGATGCGCGAGCTGGTTCATATTATTACGGATAGTCAAATTACTCCAGACAGCGCCGATCTTGAACAATGTGCTAAGGGTATGCGCTCTCAGCGAATGAATTATTGTTTGGATACCGGATCAGTTAATACATTATCAGTAGCGCTTAGCCCTCCGCTCGCGGGTTATACTTTCGGTCTTCCGCTTCGTGTTAGGGTAGCTAATACGAATACCGGAGCCGCGACTATTGACGCTGGCGCTGGTCGCGTACCGATTAGAAAGCCGAATGGCTCTGAGGTACAGTCTGGCGATCTTCCTGCTTTTGGTCTTATCGAGTTAGTTTATGATGGTACTGTTTTTCAAATGATCAATTTTACCGGAACAGCACCATCCGGTCCTCCTCAAACATTCTTGTACAACGTTCCCTATTGTGTTGATTCGTCGGTAACGCGAAACCTTGTCACTGCCAATTTTAGCCCGGCAATAACGACGCTCTCCGCCGGTACAATCTTCATGGTCAAGATTGCAAATACGAACAACAGTTCGACCGGAAATATTAATGTCAACGGTCTCGGCAATAAGCCAATCTTCGCTCAAGGCTGTAACGCAAACTGGCCATTACTTCCAGGAGATATTCAGGCTGGCGACGTTTTAATATTTACCTATGATGGAACAAGATTTTGGATTTATGGAAATCCTGCCGTCAACGAGGCTGTTTCGCTTAATTGTTCGACCGTGGCTCAAGTTAGAGACCTTTTCTCTGCGCTTGGTCGCAAGAAGATTTCAAACATTGGCGCTGTATCAATACAATTAGCAATAGGAGTTTATCAACCGCCTTACGACAGTAATCACGCTATCATTACGACATATCATCCGAACGCTGACCGTATCTGGCTTGTGGGAACCATGAAGGCAGGGCAAGTTCCTCCAGATGATGCCGGAGCCTTTCAACGTACTGGTGCTTCGGCTGCGGCTCGAGCGAATGATGCTGCATATAATATTCAGATGTTGCGTTCAAGATACGGAACCGAATTCCGTCTTGATGGTACGGTGGGCTCTCGTGCGATTTTGGCGATTGGTCCTGGCCAAATCAATCTCCAAAACATTTTGATTACTGGATCGAATTATGCTGTAATTGCTGAGGTTGGATTTTCCTCTAATCCTGGTTGGATGACTATCGTAGGATGTAGCACTTGGGGATTAGGCGACGTTGGTTATGCTGTTTATGGAGGAGGATATGTGTATTGTGTAAAGTGTCACGCTTGTGCTGGTTCGAGTCGTGGCTTTGCTGCTACTGGAAGTAGCCAATTAACCCTTATGGGTGGAAGCTCAGAAGGAAATGCACAGCATGGGGTTGAAATATCACATGGCGCTAGAATGAGCTCCGACGCTACCGATCAAGCTACTGTGTCCCTTGGCTTCAATTGTTCAAACAATGGTATATATGGAATTAGCGCTCAGTCTGGTTTTGCTTATGTGACTCGTGGTACGATTATTTCCAATGGAAGCACTGATATGTTCGCATGGAATATGGGAACAGTTGCGCAATATCTAGGGGCTATTGGTAGTGTATCGCCATACTGGGGTAATGAAGGCAATCTGAATTCAATCGCCATAAACTATGGTTAATAGGGAAAAGTCATGACGACGCAAAATCTTCAAGTATTCGTCCAGTCAACCGATGTCGGAGTTGTTACGAATCCAATGGTGATGGCTTCCTATCCTCAGACTCGCCAGGTTCCAAATGATACTCACGGTCCAGGAATGTCAGTCTATATTCTACCAGTGGAGGCAATTCAACAGCCAACGGTTGATACTCGTGCGCCGACGCTCGTCAATAACTGGCAAAGCATGGTACCAGTTGGTACCATGGGTACGTTTAAGATCGAGTCAGTATTCTCCCTTCAAGCTCAAGTTACTAGTCTACATCAGACGGTCGAAGATACTCTGAAGTATGGTACTGATTTATCAAAGTGGCCTTTAGAGGCGAGACAACGTAAGGCCGATTCAGATATTATGTGGAAGTATGTTGATGATGTGAACGCTAGTGTTCGAGCGAATCTTGCTTCACGGCCATATGATATAGCCAGCGATAAAGCCTGGCCGATTCCACCAAAGTGATTTACGATGTCTAATATTCTAGCGATGCCTCTTGTTGAATTGCAAGTGGAAACTGGCAATAATGAGGATTGGATTGATTCTATTCAATATGTTGTAGATACTGGCGACCTATCGCCTCCACAACTGGACATTAGAGGCATTATTTTTGAAATGGAGATACGTCGCTCGGCGCTCGAGCATGAAGTCATATTATCAGCGTCAACTGTGAATGGTACGCTCCAGGTAGGAGCGCCGCCAGATGTTGGCTATTTGATTTTCAATATTCCAGTAACGAGTATGCAACATTTGATTGCTGGTAGCTATGTTGGAGATATTACCGGGCGAGATAGTTTTTATACACGTACGATTGCGACGGTTACATTAACGATTGATGAAGGGATAACCATACAGCCAGTAGTGGTAGGCTAAAATGGCAACCAGGACTATTATCGCTCCTCCTCCAAATCCGGCAATATCGGTTTTTGCTGCACCTTACGCTGCGGCAGGACCGCTTATTGCGGGAACAAGCATTACTCCAAATAACGTTGGCACAGCGGTTGCTAAAACATTCACAATTATCGAATATAACCGGAGCTTTTATATTGGAACGAGATTGCGCGCGAGTGCTGTTGGCTTTACTGATACATGGATGGAGGGTGTGGTTACTGCTTGGGATGGATCCGTAGTTACTATTGCTCCTCCCGATCTCGCACATAATGCAAGCGCGACCATCTATTCCAACTGGACAATTAACGTTGCTGGTCAACCTGGGACGCAGGGGATACAAGGACCAGTCGGACCACAGGGACCATCGGGCGGAGCGACGGGGCCTGCTGGACCTCCGGGTGCTCCTGGTTCGGTGTGGCGTAATGGTGTTGGCGTCCCGCTTAATTCTCTCGGTGCTGATGGTGACTATTATCTTAACGATACGACCGATGATGTTTATCTAAGAACAACATCGATCTATTCGATTGTTGCTAATATTAAAGGTTCGACCGGAGCGGCAGGAGCGGCGGGTCCCGTTGGCCCGACAGGGCCACAGGGTATTATACCCGAGGCCCCAACAGACGGCGGTTACTACGCTCGACGTAACTCATCTTGGCAATCGCCTCCTGGTGGCGGTAACGTTAGCGTAGCGGGAACACCGACAGCGGGGCAACTTGCGCAATGGACTAGTCTGAACACCATTACCGGCATTACCTCAACCTACGGAAATATTTCGAGTTCTGGTACGCCAGCAGTTAATCAATGGGCGCAATGGGTAGATGCTACTCATATACAAGGTATCGCTACTGCCTCGATGCCGTTTGTGCAAAAAGCAGGCGATACGATGAGCGGCGGTCTTATTGTTTCAATGACCAGCCCGATAATTGATTTGAGAAAGACAGCAGCGGCGCAATATAACCAGATTTTTGGTAGAAATGGCACTGCCGCACGATGGTCGTTTTATCTTGGAGATAATACGGCGGAGAGCGGTAGCAACGCAGGTTCGGATTTTAAGATTAGCAATTATGATGATACCGGAAACTTTATATCAAACGCATTATCTATCACTCGCAGTACTGGCCTCGCTACCGTCGTCGGCGATCCTACGGTACCGCTTGGAATAGCTACTAAGCAATATGTTGATATTGTTCCTAATGCCGGCCTTTTGAGTTATGTTAGTACTACCTCATTGAAATTTGTACCCTTCAGAGGTAGCAAGATAAAGATCAATGGAGTGCTTTACAATATTCCATCGGCAGGTATCGCTGGTCTAAATGCAGTTACTGGCGTATATGTCAATGGTGTCGCGGGTCAGAACCTTGCAGCTGCTACTGTTTATCTTGTATTCGCCTTTGTCGCGGGCGGTGGAGTTATAACCGCCGATTTCCGCACCCTAGCCGCCAATAGTCACTCGACCAGTTCGACATCGGGCAATGTCGGTACTGAGGTTTTGTTTGCTGCTTCAGCCTATGATGATACTCGCACCTTAATTGGTATCATTCGAACGACTACAGGCACAGTTCATTTCGCCGATAGTCTAACTCAACGTTTTGTGCGCTCTTGGTTTAATCGAGTTCGAA